GTCGCTCACGCCCTGGACAGGGGCTTCCACGGCGACGACCGCCGGGGCTTCCACCGCGGCAGCCACGACGGGCTCCTCGATGGGCGTTTCGCTGGCGTGTTCCGCCATGGTTGACTCCTGGGCCTCTTCGGCCGCGATAGAGACTGCCGTGCTCCGATCCGCCCCGAGCGTCACGAATGACGTTTCGCGGAGGGTCGATGCGCGGACGATGCGAACAGGCCCAACGTGAGCCTGCCCGTTTGCGGTGGTTGACTGGTCTTCCGAAAAGCGGAGATGCCGACCCACGTCGGCCCCTACGCTCGCCTGCCACTGGTAGCCACCAGCGGCGAGGGCCAGCACTTTGCGGGCGGTCTCACTGTCGGCGAGGATCTCGCCTTCGACGATGAGCTCGTTTCCCTGAACCGTGGGCACGCCCTGCCCGAGGATGCTGTCGAGCCCGTAGTCGTGGCCCATGACGATCGGCACCGTCGCCGGGAGCGTCATCCCAGCTAGGTCGATCACGACGGGCTCGCGGCTCCAGCCCTGGCGGATGGGCGCGCCGGTGTAGGCGACGATCCTGAATTTCTTCGGACCGGCCGCGGCTTCGCCGTCGGCGGCCTGGAGAAACGTCACGTTCGATGCGAGTTTGAGATTGTCGCTCATAGCCACTCCACGAGGTCGGTGATGTCGTCGAAGCCTTCAAAGTCTTCGTCGATCATTCGTTGGGATCTCCTTCGCCGCCGTAGTTCACTTCCGGCGTCGGGTCGATGAAGAGGTTCAATTCCTTCATGAGCGCGATCTCGGCGGCGCGCTGCCGCAACTCCACGTCCCACCGCTTGCCCTGCCGCGAGTATTCAGCGGCGAGTGTGGTCGTGTGCGTGCGGAGGCGGGTCTCGGCGGCGTTGGCTTCCTTCGACGGGTCGACGTGCTCCTTGCCGTCCCAGACCCAGCCCCAATTCCACTCACTAAACGGCGGCAGGCCTTCGGGCAGCACGCCGGCGAGCGACGCCTCGTTGACCCACGCGGCGAGCACGCGGTCGAGCATCGTCCGCTCTAGCTGGTCACGCTCGACGCGCTGGTTCATCGCATGAACTTGGTGATCCATGCGGCCCGAGGCGTAGTTGTAACTCGACGAGTCGAGGGCGGCGACGTTGTAAGGCAGTTGCAGGCAGCGAGCGATTTCGTTGAGGATCGCACGAACGAACGCCGGGTATTGCGTCGTCGGTTGCTCGGCCTTGAGTTGGGAGATGTCCCAACCCTCGGGCAGCGTCGTCAGCGTTCGCTTGCTGATCTCAAGGGCCGCAAAAGCGTCGACCTCATCGACCTCGGCCGCCGGGCTGTTTGAGTGGATGAACGCCGCGAGGTCGGCCGCCGTCTCTGCCGCGGCGATCACCGCCTCGGTGTAGCGGCGCAACTGGCCGAAGAGCTTTAGCGCCGGGGCTACCTCTGGAACGCCGCGATTTTGGCCCGGCCGCGAGGGCTTGAACCAATGCACCATCTGGCCCGCCGGCACCCGCTGAAACTGGAGGTTGTTGATCCGGAAGTTTGAGCCGGGGTGGAAATTCAACACTTGGTAGGCGATGACATTGCCCACCTCGTCGAACTCCAGGCCGTCGACCGTGTTGCCCTCGGGCGTGATCGTCTGCCGCATTAACTCCGTCGGCGTGGCAACCATCTCGGCCTCGACGAGCCGGAGGTCGAGTTGCACGCCCGCGAGACGCGGGTTATTGACCATGAGGGCGAAGGCTTCGCCGTCCACGACGAGCGCCTCGCGCATCGTGCGAAGTTTGGCCGGCAGATCGACAAGCCAGCCCCAGTCGAAGAACAGCCGCTCCACCTGGCGGGCGGCATCGTCGTCGCCAATGTCGAGTTGCAGCCGGGGGCCGGTGCCGATGAGATCGTTGGCGAGCGTACCCGAGATGCCGGCGAGGTACGAGTTGTTGGCCCGCTCGTAGCGGGCGCGGTTGCGGAGCGTGCGGCGAACGCTCGGCGAGAGGGCCGCGTCGGCCGCGAATGCGTCGGCGTTGGCCCAGTGGCGGTAATCGTCGCCACGCTCGGCGGCGTCGTACTTTGCGCGCACGACCGGAACCGCCGCGGGGCGGGGCGTCTGCCGGCTTCGGAAAAGGTCGCGGAATGCCACCTAGATCGTTCCCGGCGGGATGATGCGATTGAACCGGAGGCCGCGGTGCTTGTTGGTGCCGGCCGCCGCAGCCTTCGCCGCGAGGTACTTGTCGGCCTCGATGATGTCGACGAGGTCGTGAGCCTCGACCTCGCCGGCGTCGGTGCGGACGCGCTTCGGGCCGACGGCCGCCTCGGCGAGCTTGTTGGAGACTTCGTCGCTCATTACGGGCGACGTTAGGGCAAAAGCCCCTTGAGACCGTAGGGGGTGTCGCCGCTTATGCGGCCACCCAGTCGCTACCGTCGCGCCGGTAACGCCGCACGTCGGCGAACGCCAGCCGGAGCGCGATCATCTCGGTCGACTCAGAGAACACGGCGAGCGTCCGCCCGCGGTCGACAATGCCGGCAGCCACGAGGGCCGCCGATAGCGCCGATGCTATTCCCCGACCGCGGTGCCGTTCATCGGTGAACATCTCTAGCGTCTGCGAGCCCTGCCAGATGTGCGATGCGGCCCAGCCCACGAGGGCACCGTCGGCGTGCCAGAGGGCGACAGGGGCGCAACTCGACGCCTCCCCGTTCATCACGCCGATCACCTCGCGCTGGAAGTCTGAGCCCTGCCGGCAGAGGCGCCGCGCGATCGCGACACAGTCCGAAGGGTCGAGCCCGTCCACGGTTGCGATTGTGAGTTGATTCATGTCTTGAGCCTCGTCACCGTGATAACACGTTTTCCGTTGGGGCCGGCGGGGATGGAGACTTTGCGGCGCTGGCGGCCGCCGGCCTCGGTGGCGATCGGATGGACGCCGGCGATGCTCGCGGCGACGGCCGAGCCGACCAGGCAGTCGAGCCAGTGGTTGTCGCGACCCGCCATTTTCCATTCGTCCACGACCCGGCCGCGGGCCTCGGTACGGACCGGGTATTCGCTTGTGAGATGCTCGAAGAGGAGGTCGTGCTCGCCGGCGTGGAAGGCGATCGACTCAGGGTCGCCCATTGCCAGCCGCAGCCGGGCCGCGACAAACGTCTTGTAGAAATTCGTGTCGTAGAGCACCGACCGCTGTCCCTCGCTGATCTGGCCGATCTTCCACGCCAGGCCGATCCGGTCGCCGCGCCCCTTCTTCTCGCCAATGGGTTGCGAGCTCGCCCCGATACCTTTGCCGTGGCTCGGCAGGATGGCACCAGCAAACGGCGTGCGTCGGCAAAAGGTGCGGACCGTCCCGGTGCTCTGCCCCCAGTTGGCGTCGATCAAGAGTTGGGAGATCCGCATCGCCGCCCCGTCCTCGCGCGTCCAGTCGCGGCCGAGGAGGAGTTTCGCCACCTGCTCCAAGCCGGCACTCAGCGCCGCCTCAAACCCGGCACCCTTCGCCGCCTGGGCGAGCGTCCGCTTGGCGTGCTTCGCCTCAAAGAACGTCGAAGCCTGGTCGGGGTAGCACCCGTAGGCCACGACGTGCCCGCCGAAACTCTGGTTCCACGAAGCCACCAGCCAAAAGAGGAGTTTCTCTTGCACGTCCACGAACGCCGTGAGCGTCTGGTGGTCGAGTGGGATTTTCCCACGCTCCAAGGTCGTGGCCCGTAGGGCGAGAGACCGCTTGTCGAGTTTGTCGCTCGCGATGTCGTCGGCGATCGGCTGGTTTTGATACTCCGCCAAAAACGCCGACTCGCCGCGGTCGATGCGGAGATTCCATGCGTGTTGGATCGCGGAGAGCTCGTCCTCGTTGCGACGCTCAGGCCACGCCACCCGAGCACCGGCGTCCATGGCGGCTTGGTTCGCTCGGTAGTGCTCGTCGGCTGCCTTGGTGCCGGTGCCGTTGCGTTGTCCCTCGCGGCGGAGCTCGGCGTATTGGCTCCAGAGGTCTTCGGCCGTCGGCCAGTCGTAGACGAGCTTGGTCCGCTCGCCCTGCCAGGCCGGATGCTTGGCCCGGTCGAGGAGACGGTCGGCCAGGTCGTCGGGCCGGATGACGGTGATCGTGGCGAGGCCGCTGATCTTCGCGCCCGGCCCGGCAAGGCCGAGGATTGCACCGGAGAGGATTCGCTCGCGGGTGGCGCACTGCGACGGCGAGCCGGCCGACTCGTCGGTCTGCGGGTCGTCGATTAAGACGAGCGACGGCCGCACGGTCTTGCCGTCCGCCCGAATGTGCTGGGCTCCTCGGATGCGGCCGGTGATGCCGGCCACCCGCACGGCGGCGCCGGCCGACGGGGCGCCGGGGATCCATGCCAAGGTGATCTGGTCGGCGGTCCATTCGAGTTGTGTCGGCTGCCCGTTGTAGGTCTGCCCCTTGGCTCGCTGGCTGATCCGCTCCAAGGCGCGGATCGGGTAGCACGCTGCCGGGAAGTCTTCTAGGAGGAGGTCGTTGGTTTCGAGGTGTACCTTGATCACGTCGAGCATCTGGCACGCGATCGCCTGGTCGGCACCGACGAGCATCACGAACGGCCGATGGCCGCAGAGCACCGACCAGAGGCAGGCCCAGATACAGAGCGTCGACTTGCCGGAGCCGCGCGGCATCGCGAACGCAAAGAGCTCGCCACGCAAGACGGACGCCTCGATCTTGGAAATCGCCGTCAGGTGGTCGGGCGACCATGCGAGCGGAAACGATTCCTGCCCGTACGTCTCGCAGAATTGCCGGAAGTTTCTGAGGCAGGCGTCGCGGCGTTTCGGGTCGACCACGCCGGGAAGCTCGCCGATGTCGCGGGCCGTCGTCGTGATCGACCGCGAACGCTTGCCGGCGTCCGCCTTCTGGCGGTCGTAGCGGTCGCGAGCCTGGTTTTCGCGGAGCGTCCGGTCGGAAGTGCGTGCCATGCGGAAAAACGCCGTGATTCGTAACGCTGCGAGCGGAAAGGGCTTGTTTTCTAGGGAAACTCAACCGCTAACCGGCCGCCCGTGGTCAAAAACAGTGTGAAAACAAGGCGGCTCGCCGGTGAGGCTTCCCTCGATTCCGGCCGGGAGAACCTACCCCCCTTTCGGATAGGTGTAGCATTTTGCAACACCTCAAAAAAACGCTGTTTTTCCCGTGTTTTTCGCATGTTTTCGGTATTTTTATGCGTTTTTCTCGGGAAATACGCATGTTTTTCGTTGCGTTCATATTTGCCTAGTTTTATAGGCTTTTTGCGTTCTGTAGTGCATAAAAGCCCATAAACACAGGCGTTTCGTGCGCTTCGTTGCGTGCGTTGTTGTTGCGTTTGCGTTTTGGCCTATTTTCTTAGGATCATTCGCTCTCGACGTGCGTTTCGCCCTTGTTTTCTAGGCGTTTTCGTGCGCCTTCGTCAATGAACCTGCCAAGGTCGCTCGTACGCACGATCACGACGCTTTCGCGCCTGTTGCACTTGGTCCACACCATCGGCACCTTGCCTTCTGGTGCGTCGCTACACGCCTGCTCGATGGCTGCCCATAGCGACAGCCTTTCGGTGCGTTTGGCCTCGACGTGGACGTTCACGCCTTCGAGCACCACGTCTGGCGAGTCTGGACCGCCTTGGTACTGCACGCCCCTACGAGCCTCGCAGCCGAAGACAACGCCGAGCTCGGCCGCTGCCTCCCTTTCGCCTCGTTTGCCCTTCTGGCGGCTCATACGGCCCATTACGCGACCTCTGCGGCTTTGAGTTTGGCGAGCTCACGGCGGCGCGTCGCCTCAAACCGTGCGGCGTCGTCGCCTTGGAAGCCCGCGGCGGGCGGTTTGTCCTCTTGGAAACGTGTCGCCTTGGTGGGCTTGGGGTTGTCGTACTGCCCTCCGAGGGCACGATCCACGAACCCCTCATGGCACAACTGCGGCAACGTGACGGGCGTCGCAAAATACCGCAGCCTCGACAGCCTCCCGATGGCCTCTCGTGCCCGGTCCACCCACCCAGGCTCGGCAAGCCGCTCCTCGGCCCCCTTGGGGGGTTTTGGCGACCTCCACCGCTGATCGTTGCCGGGGGGGTGCTTTTCGTTCCACGCCTCGACGAGTGCCTCCCAGCCGTCACCCGTGCCGGATGCCGGCTTCGGTTGCGAAGCATCTCTCGCGGAGGAGGAGGACTCTGTCCTGTCCTCTCCTGTGGTAACGCTTGTGTAACGGTCAACCGTTACATCACCGTTACGCCACCGTTTCACCCGGTCATTCCCGCATTGCCGGGCCTTGGCGGCCATGGAAAACCGCCTTCCCCAGCCGGGAATGACAGCGGTGCCAGCGTCGGCGTCGAAGGCCACCCAGCCCACGGCCTCAACGTGACGCCAGAAGGCGGCATCGCCCCCGCAGATCCTCGCCAGACGCTCTGGCGTGGCCCGTACGGTCCCGTCGGCGGAGTTAAGGCTTACCCATCCCCAGAGTTGAAGGAGGCGGTACACGACCACCTCCACGCCCTGGCCGGATAAGTCCACGAGCTCTTGAACCTCGGGTTTCGTGCCGAGTGCGATGTCGACTGGTAGCCATTCACCTGCCACGGGTTGGCCCTCCTTGCTCTGACTTTGGGACCGCCCATAACCTCGCGCCCGCAGTCCCGTGCCCCTTATGCCGGGCCGCGAACCCGACCGCCTCGATCAGCCTCCGCCTTTTCAGCACCGCGAACACTGGCCCAAAAGCCCTCGCGTCGTGTGGGACTAGGCCCATGGCTTGGCAAGCGTCAACAAGCTCCTCGCCAGACATAGGCCGGCACGCCTTGACCAAAATCGTCAAGATGGCGTCACGGGCCGCGGAGGCATCAAAGCCTGTCGTACGCTCGGCCTTGTCCAAGCAGGCCGTAGCGGCTGCTTGCCCCGAGGTGCGGGCCGCCGCGAACAGCGGCAGTGCATCCAGCGTTTCTGAGTAATAGTCGCTCATAGGAATCCTTTCCATGTTTTGGCCGCGTCTCGTGCGGCAGCCGGCGGCCTCACCCGTTGTGGAGGTAACGGGCGGCCGCTGCGGTGGTCTGTGCGTTACTCCCGCGGAGCGACCCATGCGGCCGGTGAAGGCGGCCGGCTGTGCCCAGGGTGGGGCGGCTGTGTCACCATTCGCCTCCATAGCGGTTCCGCATCCGGTCGATGTATTCGTCTTCGCGGCCCGCCTTGAACGCTGCCGCCGCTGCCCGGCTGCCGGGCTTGATCCAGTGGCCGCCGATCGGCGTCTCGACCTCTTCGGCCGGGTAGTTCGACGTGATGCGTGTGCCGTTGGCGTAAACGCGAACGCGGACGATGCGGTCGCCGACGGTCTCGCTCGTGTCGCTCACGAGATCCGCCGCCGGGCTTTGCGCGGGATCGTCGAGCACCTGGGCGAGATCGGTCTCGAACGTCGCCCGCTCTTGGGCTTCCGCCTCCAACCGGATGCGGTAGTCCTCCTCTGTCTCGAAGTCTCTGCGGTATCTGGCTGCCATGCCGTCCTCCTCGTTAGACCAACGCCGGCGTCCGCGGCGTCTTCGTTCGCAACTGGCCCCAATCGCAATAGGCGGCCTCGAAAAGTGCAGGCGAGCGGTGCCCGAGGTGGAGCCGCCCCGCTCCCGCCTGCGCCATCTCGCAATGTGTGGCCCCCGAGCGGCGCAACCACTTCGACGAGCCGCCGAGGCCCTGGCCGTCGAGCAGTTCACGCATCCACCGCATCGCCATACGGCGACCGCACGCCCACCCGAGGATCCGGCCGTCGGGAGATGTCGCGAGCATGGCGTCGATGGCCGTGAGGCAGGCCGGCGTGAGAGGTCGCGTGAGCGGATCGCCGGTCTTCGATTGCGTCCATGCGAGCGTGTCGCCGGAGACGTTGTCGCGCGTGAATGCCATCACGTCGCCGAACCGGGCGCCGCACTCGTAGGCGAGCAGCACCCAGCACCGGAGAAACTGGCCGAGGTCGGCACCCGACCGCAGCCGGCGGCCGTCGTGCTTCTTCGTGGCCTCGACGAGCGACTTGAGTTGGGCGATCGTCCACGCCTGAGTAGGCCGCTTTCTCGCCTTGACCCGCATCACGCCACGCGGGGCCTGGTCGATCATGCCCGTCTGGAATGCCCAGCAATACAGCGTAAGCAGGATCGTGCGTTCCGACCGAACGGTCGTCGACTGCTTCTCGGCGGCGATGCCGCGGAGGTAGGCGTTGACTCGCTCGACGCTCACCTCGCCGCACCTAGCCGCTATGCGGTTCACGTTCTCGGCGTAGTGCCGCGAGACGATCCTCTCGGCGAGGTACGCCTTGGCGATGCGAGCAAACGTCATGATCGCTGGTTTCTTCACGCCACCGCCTCCACCGTCATCGCCCGCGCGTGCTTGTACGTCACGCGCCGGCCGTCGTAGATCGCCAAATACAGATGCGTCCGCCCCATCACCGGCATGAGGAGCCGCGTTGGGAACCGCTTGCCTGTCCGCTTGTAGGTCGTGCCGTCGAGCGGCCCGCCCGTGAACGTCGCCTCAAAAGGGAATGTCATCGGTGACGTTCTCCTTGAATGCGGCGAGAGACTTGGCAGCCTCGCCGCGTGGTTTCTTGGCGGCGGGCTCCGGCGGCTGTACCGCACCCTTAAACCCGCCGACGTTGACGAACGTCCCGCGGTCGGTCGCCCGGTGGTAGATGCGTGCGATCACAGTCTTGCCCTCCAAGTCGCCGGCCTCGATCGCCGCCACGAGGCCGCCCTTAGGGATCTCCAGGGCGACGCGGAGCTCGTGGGCAATCCGCTTGGCCCAGTCGGCAGATTTCGGCAGCCGACAAAAAACCCACCCATACCGACGCTCGGCGTGAGCGAGACGGATTTCGAGTTTGTCATCGTGGTCGAGCACCTTCTTGATTTCCAGCGCGTGTTCACCCTCGGGCACCTGCTCGCGCTCGCCTGGCGGCAAAGCGGCTTCGGTTGCCTGGGGCGGAAAATCCACGTCGTCGAACCAGTCGCTCATGTGCTCACCTCCGGCGTGTGCGTGCGTCCCACCCTGACGATCGCGTCCGCTCCGTCGCGGGCGATCTCCTCGATCTCGTTAAGGGCCTTTTTCTCCGAGACGTGCCCCGTGCGGACGCGGCCGATAAGGGCCTCGATCTCGTCGATACGGCGCACCATATCGGCCCTTTGCTCGGCAGCCTTGCGCCGCTTCGCGGCCCACGGCGTTTCGCTATGCCACGGCATCGCTAGTCTCCTTCTCCCACGGGGCACCGGTCGGCGGGTCGATCTCGGCGTGTCGAGCGTTGGCGAGATCGGTGAGCGTCGACCATTCGTCGCCGCTGACCTTGCCCTCGGAGAGCAGCGTGTCGAGCCGCGTCACCACTGCGCCGAGTTTCTTGACCGTCGTGGCGGCCGCGATCGTGTCGCGGACGGTGTCGACCAGCGACTTGCCTTGCGGCTTCGGTGCCGCCGGGGCCGGCGTGCCGGCAAACAGCGGCGCGAGACTGTCGATCGACATCGGGAGCTCGGCCGCCAGGCCGTAGCGGTTTTTGGCGTCCCACGCCGCCGACCGCTCGGCGTAGACGAGGCGCTCCTTACCGCCGCGGGCCTTCATGCGGCCGTCGGCACCCTCGACGACTTTGAGGCGGTAGTTGCAGAAGAGCAGGGCGTCGGCCCACTCGCGAAGGAGCGGCCCGGTCTGCTTCGTGAGCTTGAGCTCGTAGCGGTCGTAGCCCTCCTCTTGATCGGGCGGACTAGTCCGCTTCACCTGCGAATGGGCGACGAACACCACATGGAGGCCGGTGCGGACCAGGGCGTCGGCAGCCGCTAGGAGTTTGGTGAACGATTCGGCGAGCATGGTGTAGCCCTTGCCGAAACCGAAATCCTCAATCGACCGCTTGCCGCTCTTGCGGAGCAGGTGGTCGATGAGATGCCTCTCGGCCCAATCGGCCGAGTCGATCACCACCGTCTCGAATCCTTGGCGGTCGCGGCCCAGTTCGAGCATCGCCCCCTCTAGCGTCACCCAGTCGTGGCACGACACGCGAGCCACGTCGAGGTGGTGCGTCCCCTCCTCAGTGTCGAGGATCAGCGGTTTCGGAAACTGTGCCCCGAGCGTCGACTTGCCGATCCCCTCGGTTCCGTAGATGGCGACGCGCGACGCGGTAGCCTGCTTGCCTCTCGTGATGTTCAGACTCATTGCCTCTCTCCTTTGCCTTTGGAAAATTCCTCAAAACAGAGCTCCTGCCAGAGCTCGGAGCGGTAGATGTCGGTGTCATCTGGGGCCTTGATTCCGATCCGCACGCGATCGCCGTCGATTTGACGTACGACGATCTCGATACGGTGCTCGGGCACCACGATCGACTCACCCTCTTTCCGGCTCAGCACCAGCATCCAACCTCCAAAACCGGGCCAGCGGCGATCCGTCGCCACCGCCCAAACGTCATCCTTGAACGTCCGGCGATCCGTCGCCGGCTCCTTTGGAATCACCTTTAATGAACAGGGCGTCGCCGCGTTCCACGCGGCGTGCCATCTCGTCGACCTTGGCCTTGCTGCCTGGCGGTGCCGCCGTGGGCGGTGCCGCAGCCATCTCGGCCTCCAACTCGTTGCGGATGAGCGTGAGCTCGTCGATCGAGAGCGTGAGCGCCTCGTGGAGCAACGTCCGATCCCCGGCAGCCGCACGGGCGGCGTAGGTGTCGCCCTGGAGCGATTGCCCACCCGCCCGAGTCGGGCTGCCGTAGAGCCTTACGATCGCGCACAGGTGGGCATGGACTCGGGCAGTTCGTCGAAGCCAGCCCGCCAGCCGTTGGCACAACCCAAAACGGATGCGGGTACGACGGTGGGAGTCCACCGGCCCGCCTTGGTTACGCAACGCTGCTCGCGCTCCTCCTCCGACCAGCCGCGCCGGATCTCGGCGCACGCCTGCAATATTTCTTCCTGCGAGGGGTCGGGGCTCCGCGGAACGCAGTAGACGGTGTGTAGCCGGCGCGATACTTCTGAGATGCTCATCCCCGTCGCGCTCGCGATCGACTCGTATTTCACTCCCGCCCTCCGCCACCCGCGGAGTTGTGCATCCGATACCGTCGCCCGAAATATGTGGGACATGAGAGCCTCCTTGCTTTGCGGCGGTGCCCGTCGCTCCTCGATTCGCGGCCATGGCAATCCGTCGCCTGGTGTTGCGTCGCCGCGGCTGCTCCATGCAAACCGCGACGGTGACGATGAACGTCACGAGGCAAAGGATTGCAGAAATCAAATAACCAGTCAACGCCAGATATTTGATTTACGAAACGCCCGATTTATCGGGCTTTTTTGGGGATGAGGTCGGCCGCTTCACAGCCCACCTTGCCAGCGATCTCGACCACCTTGTCGAGAGGCGGCGACGCCTGGCCGACCATCCACCGCCAGAGGGTGGAGGCGTTGATGCCCGTCCGTTCCGAGAGCGTATTCCGAGACCAGCCCTTGCTGTCGAGCCTGGCCTTGAGCCGCTCGCCAAACTGCGACAACTCGTAGACGGCCGGGCGGCCTCCTGGGTGTCTCTGTCGTCCGGCGGTCGCCATATCCTCGCCCTCCATGGGAATCACTTGCCCACGGCCTGCGAGGAACCATACGGTTCCACACCGGCCGAATACACCCGGAAGGGCTCGAACCTTCAACCTTCGGTTCCGTAGACCGATGCTCTACGCGAACCGAAGGCGGGCCGGTTTTGAGGATTACAGGGGCGGACTTGAAACCCGCCGGGGGCAAAGGATGCTCTCGCGGTAGTACGTCGGCAGTGGGGTAGGCGGCCCCGCTGTCGGCCCCACCTCGACAAGCACCATGTTCCGCGCCTCTGGGCCGACCACGCTCGGCGAGTACGTTCGCGACTACGGCCTCTTCCATGACTGCCGGCCGGAGACGCTGCGCCAATACGCTATTTCGGTCGGACTGTTCGAGCGGTGGGCCGGCGGGCCGGTGCCGCTCACGAGCCTCGACGCGGCCAGCGTCTCGGAGTGGATCCGCGACTATGCCGCGAGCGGCGTCGCGCCCAATACAGTCCGCTCGAAACGGAATCACGTTTGCATCATGTGGAGGTCGGCGGCGGACGACGGCCACTGTGAACTACCAACGCGCCGCGTGCGGCCAGTCCGCGTGCCGTGGAAACCTCCGGTCGCCTGGACGCGAGAGGAGGTCGACCAACTCCTCGTCGCCTGCCAGCGGCTTCAACGGTGGCACCCGTGCGGCATCCGCCGATCCGCCTGGTGGGATCTGGCGATCCGCGTGGCGTGGGACGCCGGGCTCCGGTGGGAGGATCAAGTCCGCCGGCTGCGGCTCGAACAAGTGCGGCCCGATGGGACGATCGCATTCGGCCAGTCGAAGACTGGGAGCGTGGTCGTGCCTCGCCTGTCGCCAGAGACGCTCGCGGCCTTGGCGGCGTCGCTCGCCGGCCACCCCCGCGAGCTCGTGACGCCGTGGACGGCGAGCCACGAGACGTTTACGTCGCAGTTTAAACGGCTCGTGCGCCTCGCCGGGATCCGCTCAGGAACGTGGAAATGGCTGCGTCGCTCTTCCGCGACCGACTGCGAGATTCAACAGGAGGGCTCGGCCACCGAGCAACTCGGCCACCGGCCGGGATCGCAAATCGCTCGCCTCTCTTACATCGACCCGGCCCTTGTGGCGGCGTCGCGGTCGCGCGTGCGGCCCCGTCCTCTCCAGTCCCCCACGACCCCCCCCCCCCCCCATCTTCACAACTGAGAAACGCACGGCGTAGGGCGGGGTAGCATTGCCCACCATGCGAATCGACACGGCC